TCAATGCCTTTTTTATAGTAAGACGGGTTAATATTATCCATAGTTTTCTACATCCAATAAATCTTTTAAAGGAACTAGCCAACCCCATGAAGTATTACTATCTCCCCCTGGAACAGAACGATATTTATTCTTTTCAAGAATCTTTTTTAATCTACCTGTTTCTAAAGAAATAGCAAAACAGAATTGTTTTCCTTTATATAAATTAATAGTCCAATACTTTGATTCTGTTTTATTTATCCCACTATCTTTCCCCCTACTCTTATATTCACAAAAGTGATTCCCACTTTTAATCCATTTGTCTATCTCGGATTTAACTTCTACATTATCCCCTTTTAATATCTCCCCTATTATTTTTTCCCCACTCTTACCTACCTCTAAGTCGTATCTAAAATCTGAATTATGTTTCATTAATTTAACTTCTTTCTCCACTCTGTTATATTCAATACATTATCATGTCCATTAGTCTTGGTTTCTTTTTTCTTCTCTTCAATATCCACTACACTTAAACCAATTTCATATACCATGTCAGGGTCATCCAAAGCTATCTGGCATAGGCCCATAGCTACAGTATAACACATTACTTTTTGTTCCGTATCTTGTTTATAGTTAGAATGTAATCCACAGGCAAATTTATTATCGCCATAGGGTTTAATGACAATAACAACACTATCATTATCAACTGGTACTTGTTTCATCGACTGTCTCCTTTGGTTGATTTATTTCTGCATACCAAAAATATTTAGGACTCTTTGCTTTAGATTGTTGTTGGGGCAAGTATTGAACATTATCACCCCAACATTTATGCTTATATGGACAGAAAGAACATACAGTACCTAAAACTTTATTACCCGTTTTCTTTTGATAGAAACTCTCTTCAATTAAATCAAAACATCGCTCAAATGGTTTATCATCCATCAGTGCTTTGATATTTTTCTTTACAGTAGTAAGGGCCTGTTGTCGATACTTCTCATCATCCTCAGGGGGGCTACTTAATAGCAACTCCCCTGTAGATTTATTGACAACAATCCAACCACCGAAAGGCTTGGTGGTGGCTTCTGAATACAGATACCCTTGGGATAAGTATCCGAAGACATCGTCTTCTACGAACTTTTCAAATCCACCACCTTGTTCCCCAAACTTTTTATCAAAGGCAAAAGGGGAAGCACTCTTGATATCATATACTTTATCGTCAATAATAATATCATAAGTTCCCTTGATGTCAAAATATTCTGCATCAAGTTTAACTTCACCCTGTGTACTATCTATGTTTGCCTTAACTGATTTTAGTAACATCACCACCACTGCTTCTAGGATGTCACCAAATAAATTACGTAACTTATAATTGTAATTCTCAAAATTCTTTAATGATTCGTGATTGAAATATTTCTTTTCCATTTGTAATTGGCATAGTGGTTTGCCAATATTGGACATTCTAATTCTAAACTCTTTCTCTCTACTGTCTGTAAATTGTTTTTCGATTGCCTTTCCACAATCTTCTTTAAACTCTTCAAGTATGTTCTTAGGTATGGCGACAGGCTCGTTTTGAGCCTGTGCCAAAAATGATTTTACTTCTTCTAAGAAAGTCAAGCTGACATTTCCTTTAAGATAGCATCATCGTCTAGGTCATCGGGAGAGACCACTGCTTTATGTTTTTCAGTTATAGCATTATCATATTCCTTTCTAACATAATCGTTCTCATTCTTAACATAGTCAAGGAAATCTTTGAGAACTACCTTATCTTCATCGGAGAATTTCACATCCTTATTGGAATCTTTTATCTTAGCTACAAAATAAGTGACGCTTCCTTTAGTATGTTTTTCTGTACCAAAAAATTCTAGCACAGTATTATACATAATCTTATTCCTTTTGGATAGACTTTTTAATTGGTCACCAATCGGTAGGAAGTTTACACCCCTCACTCTATAAACAACAGGCTCATTAGTCAATGTTACCTCATCGCCTTTTGATGTCTTACCTTTAATAGATACTACACCAAATACATTACGATAACATGTAATTTTTTCCTGTTCTCTTTTTGCTACAGGGTCTAGGTCTTCACGCAATGCTTTCGGTACGCTACCACAGGCATCTGTACCATTGGTATCAGGCTTTGCATCCGACCAACTTGTGAACATCACAGATTTATAATTGTTTCCCTCGTTCTCTTCATCATATTTTTTGTATTGAAAAGTATTAAGGAAAGGTCTAAAGGATACTTTCTCTGCAAAAATAGAACCATGTTCTTGTGTTTCTACTTTGTACAATCCACGTTTTATTAGATTGCCGTCTGCATCCTCAGCATCATAGTTTATAGATAATCTACCTAAAGTAGAGCCACCTGAATCAACGTCTTGACCCAACATAGACATTAACTTATCATTGGATAAATTATCTATTTCGTTTATTAAGTCATTACTCATGTATTATATACCTCATATTATAATTATATTATATCATATAACTGTGGATAAGTCAAGCCAATTATTACCTTTTTTTATTTCAAAATCTAAAGGCACATTGAGTTCACAATTATATCTTGTTAATAAAGAATCCTTGACATTGATAAACCCTGTCTTGATAATACTTACCACATCATCAACTTCATCAGGATGAACATCAAGAACAACCGAATCGTGAACAGTATTAATAATAATACTTTTAAGTTCACGTTCTTTGAGAAGTTCCCACACATTAATACAAGCTAAAGGAACAATATCAGCCGTGGCAAAACCTTGAACAGGATAGTTCTTTATATTCGTAGAATTAGAATAGGTTATAAATCCTGTACGTTTATTCATACGCTTGTAGACATTAGGAAAGAAGTATTCTCTACCACTAGGTAATCGAACAATGTTTGTTTTGTATGCTCTTTCCTGTAAGTCCATATGCCACTGTGCTATATCTTTATACTTCTTCAAAAACTTATCATAGTATTCTCTTTCTTTTTTCTTGCCCATCATTCCCCCATACAAAGGTTTAAATGTGTGGGCCTTTGCATCTTGTCTTGAACAACCAATAACATCAGCAGTGTATTGATGAACATCAACACCATTTTTAATATCTTCCATACCTTGTATATCTTGGGCTAAGAAGACGGCAGTACGAAATTCTAACTGTGCAAAATCTACTTCAATAATTTCACCATTCTCAAACCTAGATTTAATTACTCGTTTCACAGGAAACTTATCACCTCTTGGCATATTCTGGAAGTTAGGTTTAGATGAAGATAGTCTACCTGTGACTGTAGTATGCTGATTAAAAGAAGGATGTAATACTTTATTCTCTCTTACATTATCTTTAATTCCGGTGATAAAAGTATTAAGATATGTTTCAATAGCACTATACCGAATAATACTATCAACAAATTGTTTTAGTGAACCTTCTGCTAGTTTACTAATTCTATTTAAAGTTTCTTTGTCTGTCTTAAATCCACCTTGCGATACATCATAAACTTGTCTAGTCTTCCAATTAAATCCTGCCTTAGCTTCTGTTTCAATAAATAACATGCCTTCGCTCTTACATTTAGGACATTTGTTAGTAGACTTAAAAGGTGTACCGTCTTGTTTTATCTTACGGATATACCCAACACCACTACACATACCACATTGCTGAGCAATTGTTTTATAGACTTGGTCAGTATGTTTCAATGTCAACTGTTCTACTTCTCTTTCGGTCATGTCAGGTCTTTTCTTTGGCTTCCCTGTTCTTTTATCAATACCTACATTAAATAAGTTTGACCAAGTGTTTTTATCCTGTACCTTTCGGGAATAAATAACCTTAGATAAATCTTCAGTAGATGATAAGTTAATCTTTGTATCACCCATAACTTGTTGGATAATTTTATTAATCTTATTCTTTAACTGATAGTATTCTTGATTCAATTCCTTTTCCACCAAATCTAATTCTTGTAAGTCAATATAATTTCCATTACATTCCATATCAATTAAGACACGTAGAAAATCATTCATTAAATCTCTTGTAGGTTTGAGTATCTTATTCCCAGGCTGATTATATAATCTTACTTGTGTAAGATATAACTGTCGAGTAATAGCAACATCTTGCTTACCATACTCTTCTAGTTTTTCTAAAGGAATCTCATCAATACCATAACCTTCATCCATGTATGTCGCTAAAATATCAGACTTCATACTTACTTGTCTTCTCTTACAAGATTCTTTTAAGGATACAGATTGTCCTTTTGTTCCTCTGTTCATGATGTATTCTGCTAACATAGTATCATATAACTTACCATTGTATTTAAATCCAAACTCATAGAGCCATGACATATCAAACTTTAAGTTATGTCCTACAACTAAAACAGATTTATCAAGTAAGTCCTGAACTGCCTGTTTATTTTCTTGAATCTTCTTCATATCTTTCATATCTTTATGATAAAAGAAGAAGTATTGGTCATTGATTCCCACACTCACCAACTTATTCTCTGGGTGGAAGGGAGTAGGGTCACCATCTTTGGTGAATGTTGTTTCTATATCTAATACAGTAATCACTGCTATCATCCTTTCTATTCTAATATTGATTTGTATTGTGACAAGGCAGGGATAATGTGTAGATTAAATACAGGATGTGTTCCTGATAATTTATTCTTGGATATAGATATGGTTCTTCTATAGCCTTCTTCCACATCTAATTCTTCTACTTCATTCTTGCCAATACCAATAATTAAATCAGCTTCAGCGGCCTTTCCTGTCTTTGAATTTTCCATAAGATTAAAACTCAGTGTTGCTTTGCCATGTCCTTCAGCAGATGCCTGTGACATTCCAATCACTAAACAGTTATATCTCTTTGCTAATTCTCTACCTTGTCTATATATTTCTCTTAACTTTTCATGAGAAGAATTATATTTACCTGTAACATTTACCTTATCCAATTGGTCAATCACTAAGATGTCGACCTCATTGTCTTTACAATAAGTATCTAAGTCTTCCATAGTCATGTCTACTTTGTCATGAGTATATATTTTATCTTTAATCTTACGCCATTGTTCCTCAGCTAAATGTCTACTGCCATTGTACACTTCTTTTCTCGTAATGTCACTACAGGCGTTGACCATTCTCATCTGTGTTCTCTTCGCAGGTTCTTCATTAATGAAGCTATGGCAGTTATATCCTTGCCATGCGAACCCGTCTTGCTTAGCAACAAGGCTAACCCAAAATGCAGTCTTTCCTGTTTCAGGTCTAGCGAATACAACCATAAAGTTACCACGACCAATACCACCCGTAGCATTTTGAAGTTCATTAATGTTAAACTTGAACTCACCATTGTGTTCATTGATAGATAACAACTCATCAAAGTCATTGGTGACTAGGGTATTCTCTTTGTCTTCAAAGTTCTCTTCATCAATCTCATTCAAGAATCTTTTAATCTCTTGAAAAGAATGTTTGCTAGGATTGTTTCCTAAGTTAATACATAGCTTAGACATCTCATCTGCCTTAGCCATTTTGTACATACTCTTAATGGCATTTTCAATCACACTATCAGTCATTGGTTTTGATTGTTCCAAACGACTGATAATGTTTTTGATGTTTAGCTGAGCATTAACACTTTGATTAGAGAAGTAGGTTTCAAAGAAACTGATTCGTAAATCGTCATAAGTAATCTGTTCTATGTCAGGATTGTCGTCATAGATTTGACAGATTGCTCTGTAAATATCTCTTACTCCATTAGAGAAAAAGTCATCGCTAATAATATTTCTAACTCTAAGAAAGTTCTTCTTTGTCAGTAGTATTTTGAGAACATATAATCTTAGGTTTCCGTCTTCCATGTTTGCCTTTCTATCTTACTGTGTAAGATTTAATATTTCAACTCCAATAATCTAGCTTCCATTTCACACTTAGTAATTTCTAGCTGAGTAAGTTTATCTGTATTACAATTTACTTTTTGAATAGATTCTAATGGCTCAATAGCTATCTCACCTTTTTTATTTTTTTCTACAATGTAGGAACAACCACTAGCACTGAAAACAAAAAGTGTGGTTAGGGCTAATAAAAAATAAGTCGTGATATTCATTACTCTAGTTCCCCAATAATCCTAACGGCAGGAACATCGGTCATGGTTTCTGCATCGAAGTATCTGTTTCTCGTGATACCACAATGTTTTAAATTATTTATAGCACTATCCATAATTACTTCTTCATAGCTACCATATGTACCTTCCTTAACAATATCACTAAAGTCAGAACGATATCCTGTATCACTAAATGGTAATTGATATTCTTTTAATCTCTTCCATGTAGCAATATTACAACCTGTGGTTTTATCTTTCTTCATAGGCTCAAAGGTATGGTCATCATTTTCCCCTAAGTCTTCTAGGGCCTTGTTATAAAACCCCAAGCTATACATGACAGTAGGTTCACCATAAATATCATCATACCTTTCCTCACCAATCTTTACTATCGTAGCCACCCCCATGATGTCTACTAAATATTTTTTATTCTCATCATATAATCCCATGTTATTCCCTTTCTATTAATATGAATGTGTTTTGTAGTACTCTTCGTACATTTTCTTAGTTTTCTTATCACAATTAAAGACTTTCATCTTATAATCTTGATAGTCTACTTTGTTTGTACCATTGCCAATGGTAAGTTTTCTATTGTAATTCATGGCTCGACCACCACCTAAACGTATATTACCGTCAGTTTGTTTCTCAGAGGTGTTGACTACACTATCCCAAGATTTCCAAAACTCTTTACTTTTTTCAGATATCTTAAACCTACCCTTACGACTACCTTTTTTGTAGTGTCTTTCTAAAATTGTTCTACTGTACATGCCAATCATACACAGGTAGATTAAAGAACACATAGCCTATGATAAATAGTACAACGGCTACTAATACCATTACAAACCAATCTTCGTGCATAAATT